GCCGACACTGCGTCAAGCTGACCAGACTGGACTGCTGCAGAAGTGTGGGTCGTGATGGTCGGACGAATGAACTGACGGCTTGGCGTGTTCGGCATCGCCCTTGCCCCAAAAGCATTAACGACAGGGCGAACGTAGTTCAGATCCTGGAAGACAGGTCCGAGCACCGAAACGCTAAGCAAGCCAGGCGTGTCCGATGTGAGAATGTCACCAGCTGCTGCTTGAATCGCAGTCTGATTACGCTTTGAAGCCTGAACAAAAGCATCGTTCACTTTGTGCCAAGTGTCGCCACCAGTGTGGTAAGCGGCGAGCATTTCGGATGCGCTAGGCATAGCGAACTCACGCTTGGGTTGAGCAAAGATCGGTGCGGTAGGCACAATGACTTCCTCGGAAACGATTGGGCTAAGTTCCATTTTTGGTTCTTCCTTTTGTTCTTCGACTTGTGGCGCTTCCGCCGAAACTTTACTTATGGTAGCACCGGCAAATGCCCCCTGTGGGACTAGCGATAATTCGACCCAATCACCTTTCATGATTGTCATGTTGCCTGCATCGTCGTACTTGAACTCTGTCGGATTTACACCAACAGATACAGCGTCAATGACACCATCGGAAGCAAGCACTAAAGCCTCGTCGCCTGCTCGAGTATTAGAAACTCGTGCAGTGAAATACATCGCTTCTGGACTGTCAACACGCTCGGCCACTAAACCGACTGCTTGCGTTGAGTCGTGGTACATATACAGTTTTGGCGCTTTGCCTTCAACAGACAAACTGCCTGGAGCGAACTGCACGTTCGTGCCATCGGAAACTGTTGCGAAAGTGTTGTAGGGAACTGCGACGCCTGTGATGGTGCGACGATCCTGCCCATCAGGGCCTGCAGCTTCTACAGCAAAAGTGTTTGAACTAAACCTGATCATGCCAACTCCTCTTGAGTGTTTTCTTCAACTGTCTTTGTTTCTTTTTCCATGTAACTGTCAATCTCTAACCACTTCTCAACATCCCACTTCACATAGGTGCCTCGAGGAAGTTGCTGGCTGAGGGCTGACGAAATTGCTTGTGCATACATTGATAATCCGAATGTCCACAAGTCCGACTTAGCGCCTGCACTGTTTGTGTAAGCGTATGAACCAGTAGAAATACCCAACAAATATGGGGGTACATTGCACAAGTTAGCGATCTCTTTTGACTGGTATTCGGCTGCATCAATCAACAGCATTTTGTCCGGTGTCGCTGTCGTTTCTGTGTAGGTCAAGAACTCGTTAAGAGCTGCAGTCTGGTTAGTGCTTCGAGCCTCGTTGAACGCTTCAGCCAAAGCACCCAACTCTTCAGCCGACAACGGTTCTCCGCCAGTCTGCTTCAGAACGCCAGCTGGGATTGCTGAACTTGCGTTACGGAAACGGGCATCACACAATTTAAGAGCGGTAGCGATGGTTTGTTCGCTCATGTAAATCATGCCCTGTGTAGGACTGTAAATCTGAACAACATCGGCAGGGTCTAGAGCGCCACCATTGAAATAGATTTCTTTGCTTTTACCGAACCACACTGGACCTTCAGCGTCGGCCGTGTCAATGGAGCCCTGTGGTAGACGGGTGGCGGACGCCATGTAACCGTCTTTTGTTCGGCTGGTGATGTAAAGAAAGCAACGGCCATAAAAGAACAAGTCATCAAAGATCCATGGGAACAAGAACGAGTTAGGCATTTCGGGATCAAGTTGGCGTAGCCAGGTACGAGGAGCCAACGGCACAGTCTCCATCTCGTTGCCGTTCCAAATCTCGGTGCACATCTTCAATTCCATGCTTGCCAAAACTGAGGCCATAAGGTCACGGCTTCGACTAATCGCAGGAACAGAAATGGCACGATTACGAGCCAAGCCAGACTGGTACGTGTACCAACTGCCGATCGTGTTGGGGGCTTTGTTTTGTCGGTAGTAATTGGTGCCAACTGCAGCTGCAACCGATTCCTCAGGAATAGGACTAATAGCCGCCTTTGTCACTTCTTTTTTGCTAAATAATCCCATTAGGTTTCCTTTGCAGGGGAGTGCCGACGGGTCCCCGACGAACCCGCCGACACGATGCCGATATTAGTTCACCTTACAACCATTATGGGTTTAGCCCGATTCTGATATTTGCTAGAGAGAGCGATACCCCACACTGCACACTTAGCAAGTTCTATTGGTCCTGGACTTGACTTGTGACTAAGCGTGACGCCCATACCAGTCTTAATTAGCACGGCACGGTTCATATGTTCCGACAAAGTGAGTTGACCGGAGTGCTTAACACGGCCTTCAAGGATCATCTTTTGCGCAAGACCTGTGAACTTGATTAACTCCGCCTGACCGACCACAGTCATACGGCGACGGTAATGCAAAGGCGCATGGATTTCTAACGTCGGCGTAATAGCCAGGGCAACAAGCTTGTCGTCCATGACTCGATCAATCTCAGACCAAAGCGCCGTTTCGTTATCAACAATAAACTCAACATGAGTGTGCACAATGCCATCAAACATTGACGATCTGACGCCAACATAACGGTTTGTGTCCATGCTCATTTCTACGGCCAGCACTCCACCGGCAGGCATTGGGTCATCAGTTTTACAGGACGCCCAAACGCCTTCCTCTAACCAACTGCCTCGACTACTGACCCACATATTTAAGTGGGCACGCAAAAACGAATCCTTTTTACTGACCGCTTGGAGTGCTTCAACCGTGATCGTTTTACCCAACGCAGGGTTAGCGTAAATCCAGTTCTCAGGGTTACGCCAGTCCCGATCGCCGATACTCCACTCAGCAAAATATAGTTTTGTGCGCTCGCCTCGTTCAATCTCTGAGATAGCCGTTTCACGCATATGGATCATGGCTTTACTCGACTCATCACCAGCTGTGCTCCAACAACTCAACAAAGGATTCTTGCGAGCAATCTGTGAAGGACGCAGGGCCTCCGATAAACATGAATCGGAAACGTTAAAAAGTTCGTCCACCACGATCAGGTCATACGACCCTCCATGCAAATTCGGACTAGCAGCTCTAACTTCCCACATAGACCCGTCCGGCATCGTCACCGACTTACGACCAAAAGTACGCATTGCCTTAGCGCCGAACAAGTCAACAAGCAAAGGAGCCAGGCTGTTAAAGATTGCCTCAGCACGATCCAAACGGTTAGCCACAGACAGAATGTTTTGAGGCGTCCCACGCATCTTTGCAAAGTCCGTCAACCACCAACCGATCATCGCACCAAGCCCAGCCGACATTACCGCAGGTCAGAGACTATTTTCCGAGATTGGAAACGTCTGGTCTGTCGAATCTGTCTTACGGCCCCCAGGTTGCAAAGTGGGCGGAGACTTACCAAAACATTTGTCTTTTTGAATGGCAGATTCATGCGTTGAGTGGACAACTTAGTCACGATGAAAACGGTGACCTTTTGTTTCGTGAATCTTTATGCAGTACTGCTCGACAGAACGGTAAATCGGTTGGGCTTGGTGCAATGATCGGTTGGTGGTTGACAGACTTCGCCAAGATGCGTGGGATGCCTCAAAACATCTTGTCGGTGGCAAGCAGACGGACGCCGACAAGCGCCCTGTGTTTGGTTACAACGCCAACGGCATGATGACCACCAACTCAATTGGTAACGTCTCTGGTCTCCAGTACACCAGCATGAATGTTCTCGGTTTGAATGTTGTCGTTGACAACAACTTCGCTTCCGGAACCATGCTTGTGGTTTACGCACCAGGCTTTGAAATCTACGAATCAGGCCCGCAATTGTTGAGCCTTGACAACCCGAGCACGCTTGGCAAGAACCTGAGTATCCACCAGTACTTCGCCACCTTTGTCGCTAAGTCGAGTTTCATTCAAGCAATCACAATCGCCTAACTACTAGCCCGAAAGGCGGTTAGCCGATCATGGCTGTATACCAAGTCACATTCCACCAGCGATTGGATAACTATGCGGTTGTCCAAACGCTGACGGAACCCGTTGTCGCTGTTGGGCAGTCAATGACACTCGGTAGTTTGGGTCACGACCTGAACGGCACTCATGTCATTTACGATCTGCCGAGTTACTTGTTTATTGGCGTTGACTCTGAAGGCGATCTCCTTTTTGATGTCAACCAACCAATCCCCAACCAAGTGTTGTTTTATGACGCTGGTGACGATCTAGACAGAAGTGCTGCGATCCCACAAGGCACGATGACTTATGTCGAAACTTGCACTTGGGTGACAGGCCCACAAATTGCGACATACCTCGGCATCACTACCGCTGGTGACGAGACAGCCTTTTTGGTGCAGGTCGCTGCAGCTGCGAACTCGTTCTGTTTTCGCCGACGTCAGGAGTCCGGATACACGGACCAACTGACTGTTTCGCCTGGTGGAGATGTCACGCTCGGAACGCTCATGTATGGGTCGGCTTTGTTTAGACAAAGGGGGAGCGTTGACCAGTTCGCTAGTTTCACAGATATGGCGTCAGCGCCCACTGTAGGGCTCTCTGGCATCGTCAAACAGTTGTTAGGCATCAACAGACCACAGGTTGCCTGAGATGGCTTACACGGACTTCCTGAACGAGGCGCTAGATGATCTGGTCACTACTCTCCAAACTATTTCGGGTTTGCGTGTTGTTAATGACCCTAGGAACATTGCTCCACCTTGCGCTTTTATTGATGCTCCGACCGTCGAGTCGTGGAACGGCAACATCGTCAAAATGACTTTTCCTGTGACCTTAATCAGTAACGGCCCTGGCAACCTTGACGCACTACGCCAGCTCCTGTCGCTCACTTCTCAACTGGTCACAAAAGATATTGCGGTAATGAGTGCTTCACCAAAAGTTGTTTCGGTTGGTGGCGCTGACTATGCCGGCTACGAACTTCTCATCCCACTACAAGCACAGGATTCATAATGGACAGATATGTAATTACAAGTACTCGAGTCGGCGAAATCGGAACAGCGTTTGTTGCTGGACCGTCTGATGACATTGATTGGCTGCTTGAAGGTGGCTTCATTCAGCGTTCCGACACTCACCCGTCTAAGGGTGCTAAATTGACCGTTAAGCCCGACGCACCAACTTCAAAGAAAGACTGATCCGTCATGGCTACTTCGACATACCTATCCAATCCAATCGTTTCTATTGGTGCTGTGGACATTTCGGACCAATGTACAAGCGCAAATCTGTCGCAGAAGATCATGGCTTTGCGTGACGATGCGTTCGGTTCTACCGCTACCAGCTTCACGGCTGGACAGCAGGACAACACCTTGACCTTGGAGCTCTACTGGAGCACGGCCAGCAGTGAGACTTACGCAACTTTCAAATCGCTTGTCGGAACCAAAATTGCGTCAGTAACCATCAAAGGAACTTCGGCCGCTACCAGCGCAACAAACCCACTTGGCACTTTGGCAAACTCATATCTTGAAGAGCTCCCTGTCGTTTACACGCTTGGCGAATTGAGCCGTTGCACCATCACGCTTCGTGGTGGCACTTTCGCCTGGACTGAAGTCTGATCTAACCAAACCTAAACAAAGGACCCGACATGAAACTCACGATCCGTTTTGACATTGGTCAAGGACCAGCAACGATCACAACCACCTTGGCAACACTTGTTGCTTGGGAACGCCGTTTCAAAATGAAAACGTCTGACCTTGCCGACAATTTCGGTATGGAGGACATGGCGTTTATGGCTTGGTACACAGCCAAGATTCAGACCGAACACGGACAAACCATTCCGGTGGAGTTTGACTCTTTTGTTAACAAGCTTGTAGAGATTGAGATTGTGAGTACTGCGTCCTCAAACCCTACGAAAGCGGATCACACCGCTACTCTCTAGCCCAGCTGTTAGTCATAACTGGCTACTGGCCACCTGGTATAGACTTTGATTCAGACGACCTCTCGACAGTCGCAAAGATTCTGAAGGAGAGGTGAACCATGTCAATGCAGATTCAAGGACTTGAGTCCACCTTAAAGGCTTTGAAAAAGGTCAAACCTGAGGTTCAGAAACAGTTCTTTAAGGACGCTAAAAAGATTTTGAAGCCTGTCGTTGATGAGGCGAAACAGTTGTATCCGTATGGCGACCCAACTAAAAAGAATGGTGGCTGGCCGTCTGGTATTAGTCGCACTTGGGCACCTGGTGGTAGAGGTTTGTTTCCGTATGTTCAAAGCGCAGCTGTGCGTGGCATCTCTGTCAAGACGTCTCTGTCAAAGAAAAACGATGCTGTTCTAACGATTGTGAACAAGGACGCCGCAGCTTCAATTGTGGAGTTTGCTGGCACTAACCCAAACCGTCTTGCTACTGCTCTAAACAATTGGGGAGAAAAGCCTCGTGTCATGTGGCGTGCATATGAGAACAATGCCGGTCAAGTCGAATCTGAGATGAAACAATCTGTTGATCAGGTGATGGCTCAGATCAGCCAGTTAACGAAAGCGTTGGTGCTGTAATGGCTATTCGTATTCCGATCATTACGGACCTTCAAGACAAAGGCATCAGAGACGCTAAGAAAGCCTTTGGTGATTTCAAGACTTCGGTTGCTAACGCTGAAGGTGGAATGGGCAAGTTTAAGGCTGGCTCTAAATCTATTTTTGATGCTGTAGGTGCTAACGCTGCAAGTTTTGCTGTCGCTGGTGGTGTCGCTTTCGGCAAGTTCGCAGCTGATGGTGTTAAGGCGTTTCAAGATTTAGCGTTGAACGCTGAAAAGTTTGCGACTGCTACAGGTTTAGCAATTGAGGATGCTTCCAGATATATGGAAGTTGGTGGCGATATCGGCGTTCCGATTGATGCCATTGAAGGCGCTATTGGCCGTCTTAACAAAACGATCGGTGCTGACCCTGACAAAGTTCGTCAACTTGGCGTAGACCTTGTTTATCTTAAAGACGGTTCATTAGACGTCAATGAAACATTCCTTAACACAATTGATCGTATTAAAAAGATTAAGGACCCAGCCGAAAAAGCAAAGGTTGCCGCACAGTTGCTCGGTAAGGGCTGGCAGTCAATGTCAACCCTTATTGAAATGGGTGCAACCGATCTTAAGAAATCGTTAGACGATGTTTCGGACGCCAAAATTATTGACCCGAAAGAACTCGAAAAGGCTAAAGAGTTCCGTGACACAATGGACGACCTCAAAGAAAAGTTGGAAGCCTTATCGCTTTCAGTTGGTGAGGAATTAGTTCCAGTTTTGTCTGACCTTGGCGAGATTCTTGGGGTTGTTAATGATGTAAGAAACGCGTTTAAGAGTATTCCTGGCGCTACTTGGATGATAGAGAACCTGTCTCCACTTGCTTTGACTAAATCAGCAATTGATGGTGTTAAAGGTGCCGCTGGTTTCATGTTCGGTTTGTTCAAAGACGAAAAGGAAGTCATTCCTGTTTTTGCTGAGGACATGGAATTGGCTCGAGACGATGCCGATTTATTGAAGGAAGCAATTAGGCAAGCAAAAAATCCGTTAGATGATTTTGCGACTGCGGCCAGTAACGCCACGATTGCAATTGTTAACGCTGATACTGCTTGGAAAAATCTGACCGGGACATTGGATCGGGAAGTTGCACTCGACAACGCCAAGACTGATTTAGCCGAACTTGAAGCCGCAGCTGCTAAAGCGTTCGGCACAGGTGCCCAAGCAGACATTGATGACTATGAAGCAAAACTGGCGACATACGCTGGAGTGCTCGCAGGTATCTCGGGCACTATGGACGGCATCTCATCCAAAGAAATCCTGTTCAGGTTCAAGACTCAGGGTTCAGCAGCTGCGCTTGAGTACGCAACGTATCTTGCTCGAGGTGCCGAGTACGGCGGACTAAGCGAGTTTGACGCTTTAACCCTTTCTGG